ACCCGGCCTCAGTCCTCTGTCCCCTGTACGGAAATTGATAAAATTTCCTCCTGGTACCCTTCAGCTCCCTCTCTCTTCTGTCATGCCTTCTATTAAGAGTGTTTGTTGGTGTTTTACTCTTAATTTCACTGGGGAAATTCCTCAGTTGGATTTTTCTAATAAGGGTGTCCAGTATGCTGTCTGGCAACATGAGAAGGTGAATCATGATCACCTTCAAGGGTTTTTCCAGTTCAAGGGTCGACGTTCGTTGTTGCAGGCGAAGAAAGTATTTGATGGTTACCATCCTCATCTGGAAGTGATGCGAGCTCCTTCTGCAGAACAGGCGAAGAAGTATTGTGAGAAACCTGAATCTAGGGTTTCTGGTCCATGGGTATTTGGTGAATTTGTCCCTTCTGGTTCTAATAAGCGAAAATTGGAAGAATTGCTCGAGAATTCGGACAATGAAGCTGAAGACCCCCAGAGATATCGTCGTGCAATGGCGAAGAAGATGAATAAAGATTCACATCAATGGGCGTTGGATAATGCTTTTCCATTTGAATTAAAGGAATGGCAAGAGCGTCTATCGGAATTGATATCCTCTCCTGCAGATGATCGTACTATCATCTGGGTATATGGACCCACTGGTGGGGAAGGAAAATCGCAATTTGCGCGCTATCTCGGTTTGAATAAAAGTTGGATTTATCTACCTGGGGGGAAATCCAATGATATGATGTATATGTACTGTAAATCCCCTAAGTGTAATTTAGCCATAGATTATCCTAGGTGTAATAAAGAGTATATTAATTATAGTTTTTTAGAAATGATTAAGAATAGAACTATCTATTCTTATAAGTATGAACCTGTTGGATTTATTGATCCAACATGTAATGTACATGTAATTGTAATGGCTAATTTCCTCCCTGATTATGAGAGGATTAGTGAAGATAGAATAAAATTAATCGATTTGTCTTAATTTCCCTTCTGTTTTATGTGTTCGTTTTAATTAATTACCACACAAACATAAACTAAGAAAACAAATGCCGCGCAGCGGCCAAGAGATAAAAATATTTTTGCTTCTTGAAAACAAGAAGGAATGAAATGAAATAATAATTTAAAATTAATCATTTCTTTTATTATGTAAACAGTCTTCTATGTTATTGGGCTTCTATGTTTTGGGCCTAATGTTTCCGGGTTTTCCAAATGGATCATTTTACCCGAATAGGATCCGCGTGTTGTAACAGTGTTTCATTAAGGGTATTTTCGTCCAAATAATTTGAGCTATGTCCCCTGCGCATGTTAGCAATAAAGCTCAGTCCCCTGCGCACGATAACCTGTGTCCCCTATAAAAGGAATTACACTGAGGCCGGTATCAGTATT